CAAGAGGCAACGGTTACCTTATGTCTGTCTGTCTGTCTGTCTGTCTGTCTGTCTGTCTGTCTGTCTGTCTGTCTGTCTGTCTGTCTGTCTGTCTGTCTGTCTGTCTGTCTGTCTGTCTGTCAAGATTGTATTTTCAGTCATCATTTTGTCAATACCTCCTATCTCGCCCATACTTCAAATTTCCCAGATTTCAAAGCATATAAACCACCGCATCTAAAATCAATCGATGTAAAATATTCATCTTCTATTTTAGGCATGATGTATGGTTTATTACTATTGTTTGCCGTATAATTGTTTCCTGATATAGTTTTGCCAATAAAATCATAATCAATAAATCCACCAATATTTTTAAATCTCGTCATAAAATATAATGGATTTTTGGAATCCGGGACTGTAGGTAAAATTGAATTTGGAATACCAATTCCTTTTTTATTGAAAATTATATATATTCCTGATTCTGTACTATCTGAAATGTTTTTTAACAATTTACCGAATACAATCACTTCTGTTGCATTGTCAAGAGGTATATTAACATTAAGATCTTTACCCTCTTCTGTAACTTCATACTCATATACTAATTGCATTTTTTTATTCATTTCATCATCACCACCATTCAATAATATTCTTCGTCCATCCATCAACTCACCGCCCAACTCTGACTTGTCAATAATCCTTCCATAATTGACACTTCATAAACTTTGTTCATATCCACCGTAAAACTTCCTGTATTTACGCTTTCTGGATGTACCACTTCCGTTGCTGTCGCCCCGCTTTTAAAAACAAAATGATATTCGTTTGCTACCGTCGTATCTTCTGGTGTTGCAAGCGTATATGTCAGGCTTTCCATTTCAGGGAAGATATACAGCTTGTTTGGCTGTATCTCTACCACTGTATCTGTCGCAAGCTTTTCGATACGTTCCGTCTGTGTGCAGTCTCCTGCTGTCGGAATTGTAACCGTGACAGCACCAGATCCGTCATATTCAGCTGTTACTGCGCCATTAAAAGTAAGCTTCTGTGGGTTCGGAAGCTTTTTCGGGATATCTTTTTTCAGTACATAATCGCCTTTTGATTGGATGCCTAAATCATCTAATGTCTTTTCACCTTTTAACTCAACACCATTAATTTTAGGCTTATTTGATAAGTTACTATAATTGGATGTGCCTGTTCCACCGCCACCATTATTCTCAAGTTCCTCAATTCTCTTTTCCAATGCCAGATAACTAAGCACTTCCGTTTCCTCATAAACGTAGTCTGACGGTTTTTCTCTTTTTCTCACGTTCAATATGGCGGTTGCAATTGTTTCTCCGACTTCTCCGTTTATTTCATAAATGTAGCAAAAGATATCTCTTGGTTTTGTCAGGCAAATATTTGGCACAGTGGCCGTTCCGACACCACCGTCAGCCGTGCCTTTTACAACAAGCGCAACCGTATCGCCTTTGTTCGCAAAATGTGCTTCGAATTCTTGCGGAAGTTCTGGCAGCGTGATTTTTAACTGTTGTCCCTTGTCCCACTGCGTAAGTCCGTACACATTAATGCTTCTTCCGCCATTCGTAAAGTTTGCATTTATCATTTTATCTCTCCTTTTTATGCTGCAATTTCAAAATATTGTCCGACAAGTTGGCTAGGCTTAAAAGTTAGAAAAATTTCTTCTCCCTCTTTCATTCCGTCTCGATTCATAAGATAAATTACTCCATCCTCAATGTAGTATTTCCCTTTTGTATACACCATGGAACTAAAATTATCAGGAATCCTGATTGGGTTGTCGATTGTTCCTGTTTCCTCTTCTGGCGGAACAAGATACCAGATAGCAGGAATTAGATCTGGTGTCTGGTGCTTTTGAGATGTATGATTTTGTTTGCATCTGTATAAATTAGTAAGATAACGTCTTCGTTCTCCTTCTTTGTAATCTACATTGTCTCCATCCCATTCACTATAGAACGTAGATACCTGCAATGCCTGCGCATCGGTTAACTCCGCCTGTGCAACAAAAAATTGCAAAGCAGTATTCATTTGTGCAGACCGTATACCTTGCAATTCCATTTCTTTTCTTATATTTATCTCTTTATCAGTAAGTCTTCTGCAATGACGAATAATATCGTATTTTTCACTTTCTTCGATATATTCTGTAGTCCAGATGTTCCAGTCTGGTTCAATATTTTCTTCGGTGATTGGTTCGTTGTTTTCATTTACATATAACATTTGTTACACTCCATAAACTTTTCGTAATACATAATTATAATTGTTAGAAGGTGGCACAATGGACGTGTAGTTGGTGCTATTTACATCCGCCCCTGTGATCTTGTTATCACTTATATATAATTGTTTTGCAAACATGGTTGCTGTATAAGGATCTCCCCTATCCGAAAACATATAAATTTTTCCTGGAAAAGACATCACCAATTGTTTCGGTACAAAGAAACTATGCCACCAACTGTCTTGTGCACCAGACTCGGTATAATAGCTAAATGATATTACAATCCCTGTTTTTTGCTTTGATACTGCCTCTGAAAGTGTTATTGTCTGATTTGCTTGCATTAAAAATGCTCCTGACCACAATTCCTTACAAGCGAATTCATCTTCGTTTACATGTCTTCTCCATGAAGTCCAAGCATTGTTGTAACAACAACGATGATACATAGATCCACTTGATGAATACGGAATTGCCGTTTGCGCCCTATCTGTAGTAATTGACTTTGTTTCGTGAAATACAGTTCTTATATAAAACATAGTTCCGTCAATCGGTGTGCCTACATCTGTTAGTATAAGCTCTTCCAGCGTACTGTCTGGATCAATCGCGTTCCCGCCTGAACCAGAGTGCATGGACAATCCATTTCCGATCTGTGTTCCAAATCTGTCAAATATCTCTTTTTTGAAATCCGATTCCCCAAATACCTGAAACGCTTCTCTTGTCGGGTAACCTAGGACTCCCATTCCTTTTCCTGTTGGATATGGGCACCATACAATGATTTCTGCACCTACCTTCACGATGTACACTGCTGGTTCATTTGTTGTAAAATAATCTGACACCGTCAGCCGTACTTCGTACGGATACTCCAGCTCCAGCACATCCGCTTTAATTAGCTTCGTGTCTGCAGAGTATATAGCGCCGCTAGAAATGGTTGTCCACGTAGATGTACCAGTCCTTCGATATTCGATTTTGTAGTTCTTACTGTTCTTATTTCCACATGGTGCAACTTCAAATTTGTATGCACATGTCAGTGTTTTACTGGAATTTTTCTCATTTCCATTTTGGTCCGAACGAAATGCATTAAACACAAGAATGGTCGGTGTGAAATATTCCAGTACCGAGATTTGCGCTGTCTTGCTTCCAATTCTTCCGCGACTGTCCGTCACCGTAACTTTTACATCGACAGTGCCTGATTTTGTCAGCACGTAAGTAGTAATGTCCTGCCCGGTATAACTGACTCCAAGAACCTCTACAGAGTAGTTTTTGATCGTGCTTCCACTTGCCCCACTTGCCGTACTTACAACCCTTAACTGGCTCTTATTCTGGATGAATGCACCAAACTTCGATGCAAGGCCTTCTACAGCTTCGGTGATGGTTATCTTGCTCACAGTCGGTATGACACTTTTCGGAACCGCAGCTGTAAAGGTTACGATCTTTTCTCCGATCAGAGTGTCCCCACTGTATGTCAGGCACCGGATCTTCCCTACCCCGCTCTCCGCATCCGTGATACGGCTTGCCCAGGATGCTGGTACGGAAAGCGTAGCTTCTGTTCCTACTCCCGTAGCAAACTGTGTCCAAACTCCATCCTGGAAATCATGATAAAGTGTGTGGGTAAATGCGCTCACTGCCCTTGGGAGACTGATTGCAATACTCTTTCCCATCTCTACGGATGCCGGATTCAAGTTCGGTGTCGTTGCCCTTGGGATATCCGTCAGATCTACCGATCCGGTCACTGTGCCATTTGGATAGTAATTCGACAAATTTCCGTTTACATAGGCTGTGATTCGAATCGTCTGCTTTCCGTTTGACTTGTGCGGTATCTTAATATTTGATCCGGATACAAGGGTAATCGTTGAAGCCGAACGCATATCGTATCCGGAATTATCTGAGAGATTTGCTGCCGTCACCCAGCTTCCTGCCTCATTTAGATATTCCACCTTCAGCGTGGCCGTTTTCCCAGTCAGGTTATACGGTTTATAAGAGCTTTTATTTTTTGTTACTTTTGATACGATACTCGAAATTGTGGAATAGTTTCCCTCGGTGTTCTGACTGTAATAAAAGTCTGCACCGAGATAAAATCCACCACTTGGAGTACCAATATTTCCGCCAACCGTTGGCACGTTCTCACCTCCTATTCTATCAGTTTAAATGGGACGTATCCGGATTCCATTACCACAAAACCGAACTGACCGATCTTCAGATCCTTTAAAATCTCTGCATGTGTAAAATAAAGTGTTCGGTTGCTGATATATGCCACCTCTGCGTTATTTTCCAAAAAAGAGATTCTATCATTCCTCTGATGAAGCATAATCGGATTGCCTTCCACACCAATGAAGATCTCTCCATCGATTAAGCGAATATATTTACTCGTATTTTCAAACTTTGCATCGGTACTGTTCGCCAGATCGTCTAAGTTCTTTTTGAAATTGTTGAATTCAAAGTTGAAAGAATTTTTTGTCTGCTCGAACGAAGTATTGATGTCACTTACAAGCCGGTCCGTCTCCTCTTTCGTGTAGGTTTTTTCTCCCACCTGGATCAGGATACTCTCGCTCATCTGATTGATCGAGCTGGAAAGTTCCTTGTAGATATGCGTAATCTGTTCCGCGTTATCGTTTACAACTTCCCAATCATCAAGATCTGCATTCCACTTTTTTAAAAGAGGCGGTGTCACTGACGTATCGCACCAAAGGCCTTTTTTCTCAGGTTCTTCCGAGCTGACAACGACTTCTCCTTCTTCCAGTCCTGCAAGTATTTTTTCAATCTTTTTCTTGTTAATTTCATAGTCTGATTTTACATTCTCTACAATCTGAACAACCTGCGTCGCTTTGTTCGATGTATCTACCTGTTTATCGGTAAGTGTTTTGAACGTATTTCCAGTAACAAGCTTTCCGTAGGTCGGATTTGTAAGATCAATATCTATCTTTTTGATCAAATATAATTCATCTAATTCATGCGGTTTGGATACAACTTGAACGTATCTAAAAAGGCGAAAACTGCTGATGGACAAGTCCATATGATGTAGGTCAATTGCTGTTAGAGTTATCGAAGCCACAAGATTTCCAGCATCTGCTGCGTATGCCTGTGCTTTTCGTAATAGATTAACCGGTTCTGTTACGTCATCCCAGGTAACAACCGTAGCAATCCTGCCATACAATGCCACTGCTTCTTCATTGCTCACATAATCTTTGCCATTATTTACGGAACTAACAGATACCCTCTCTTCTGTCTCGTTTCCCTCATCATCCAGTATTTTCGCACCTCTCGGAATAATGACTGTGGCAACATCCTGACCCTTTACCACGGTCGTTAAATCCAATAAGTTTTTACCGAATTCGATTTTCTGATCGCATAATAAATCTGAATCTTTCAAATAATCAATGTAAACTCCATCTGCTTCATGTCGGAACCAGATATATCCACCATATCTTCCGATGAGCTTTGTATTTATTTCTTCCAGCGTTTTCGGATACTGTGCACTTGAAAAATGCAAATAATCGTTCGGATCTGACACTGTAACATTTCCAATAATGAATTGCATATTTTCATCAACTTGCGCGTTGTGCTGTTCCACTAAAAATTCAAAATATCCGCGCAAATCACCTTGATAATCATATGTCCGGATACGACTATCATTTAAAAAAGCCATCTCACCTTCACAAGTGCAAGTCATCTGATTGCGAAATCCGCTTGTAGAATTTAATACACGTCCACGCCAGATCACACCGGATTCATCCTTTATTGTAATGATGGACTTCATTTTTTTGATCATATCAATGTAAGGGTGTGACCGATAAATCGTAAATGTAAAAGTCCCTGCCTTATTTACTTCGTGAGACAACTTTGGTTCAAATAGCCGAAGTTCTTTCATTCGAATATTGTGCATGGTAAGACCATCCATATATACTGTATACATTAAAAACGTCCCTCCCTATATGTAAATGTAACTGTTCCGGAACCTTTTACAATCAAACTGTATTTGCCTTGAAAAAGCATAATTCCCGGAACATAATGCTCGCCAGCTGATACTGCAAAACTGTTGTTTCCGTATTGTATTTGTACTGCTTTCGCTGCTGTTATCTTCGGAACCACTGGCATGAGCTCATTGATTAGCTCTATTGAAGCACCTTCCGCTGTCGCTGTTACACTTTCAACAGTTTCGAACGTTTTCAATTTATATGGATAGAAGTCCGCTTCTATATTCACCATTCGGAACAAATTGTTAATTGGCTCTGTGGAAATGGAAAGACGACCACTGTAATAGTAGCCATCTCCGATACACACTTCCTTTTTCAAACCATTTAAACTTGCATATAAATTTGAAAGTTTATCTTCCATTTCAACCATATTATCAGCCTGCAAATCAAATGCAAAACTTGCTTTCCGATTATTATAAACCGGATACCCTGGCCACTCCGTCAGATCAACAGCTCCGTCACCTCCCGGAATATCAACAGACAATTTTTTCACAGTTGGAGGGTCAATCGTATATTCAAGTAGTTTCAATCCGAAATCATCATAAGAATATTTATCTCCAAATATAATCTGTTTCATTTAGCATCCCCTTCTTTTCAATTCTTCCATATCAGACATATCCTCATCCACTGTAGGTGTGGCGATGTGACCGACTGCCTTTCCATCCATTTCTACCACAAGATTTAATTCCTTCAACGCATCTGCAACAATAGATTTTAATTTATTATAATCGAATCCGCCGTTTGGGTCTTTTGATAAATTATCATGTTCGATGATCCGTTTTCCGATTGCGGCAGTACTTGCAGATACTTTATTTCGAGCCATCGTTGCAATAGACGTATAATCTGGGGCATCTATTTCTTTCACAGTACTATTGGCCAATACTTCCGATGCCTTTTCAACATCTTCCGCTTCATCTAAAATACCAAGTTCCAAGCCCTTGCCGTACATCTGTCCGACTTCTTTTCTGGCCCTCTTAGACGGCGATGCGATGCCAAGAAGTTTCTTTGCTGCATTAAGGGCGTTCTGCGCTGCCTTTTTTGCAGCACTTGCAATCTGGCCTGCCGCACCGGAAATACCACTGGCAATACCGGAAATAATATTCTTTCCTATACCGCCCCAGTCAAGACTCGTAAACGATGTCATTGCCTGCTTGCCGACCGCTTTCAGTGCTGTCGGTATAGCTGTCGCAAGTGATTCCAGACCAATTTTAATCAAGTCAATAATGTCTCGCCCAAGTGTCTTCCAGCTAATTAGGCTCATCCAATCTTTGGCGGTTTTTCCAATATTCTTTAGTGATGTAGGTATCAGAGAAGCTAAAGACTCTAATCCAATTTTAATCAGATCAATAATATCTTGTCCGAGCGTTTTCCATTCGATCAGGCTAAGCCAATCCTTGGCAGTATTTCCTATATCTTTCAGAGCCTTTGGAATATTTTCCGCCAGTGTCTTCACACCATCTTCAATGCCCTTTATGATGCTCTTGCCAATACCAACCCAATTGATTGCTCCAAACACAGCAATAATTGCACTAATAATCTCTGGAAAATGTGCAAGCAAATTTGGAATGTTTTCCACAATGCCAATGATTAGCTGCGAAATAATACTTGCTCCTGCAAAAAGAAGCTTCGGCGCATTCTCGTTTATAATATCTGCAATATTCTTGATAATCGTCGGTCCGTACTCAATGAGAAGCGGTAATGACTCGACAATACCCGCAACGATATTATAGATAAAATCAATTCCTGCATACACCAAAAGTCCTGCATTTTCGAGCAGTGATGCCGAGAATGATTGCAGCATCGGCAATGCATTGGCCAGAAATTCCGGTATAGCCTGACGAAGTCCAGAACCGAGCTGAGACAACAGATCAATACCATTCTGAATAAGCACAGGAGCATATGACGCTATCCTTGATGTAATCGATGTAACGACGTTATATCCAAGTGAACAAACAGATGGAAGAATAGCAACTGCACCGTCGTATAGCGACCTGAGGATATCACCGCCTGCAGATAGGATCTGCGGTAAATTACTGTTCAAACTATCAACAACGGACTGAATCACACCAGTTGCCAAGGATATAACTTTCGGCATCTGTTTCGCCATTCCGACCATCACATCTGTCAGGATATTCGCGCCTGCTTCAATAAGACCATCAGCCCCTCCGGTCTGAAAAGCTTCTGTTAACTGACTAATATACTCAGTTCCAAGTTGAACAGCATTCCTCAATGGTGTTTCCATTGATTCATAAATTTCTATGCCAAGACCTTCTAATGCTGATTTCAGTATGGTGATACTTCCCTGCAAATTGTCTTGCATAGTCTCAGCCATATTTGCAGCAAATCCATCACAGTTATAAATTGCATCTTTCAGATTATTGAAATCATCATCTGATGCATTAACGATAGCCAAAAGACCAGACATAGCGTCCTGACCGGCAAGTGAAAAAGCCATTTGCGCTTGTTCTGCTTCGGAAAGACCAGAAAATCCATCTCTCAAGTCTCCCATAATCTCGTCCAGTGATTTCATATTTCCACCGGAGTCCGTCAAGGAAATGTTAAGTGATCGCATAGCTGTTTCCACTTTATCTGTTGGTTCTGCCAATCTCGAAAACATAGAACGAAGCGCCGTACCTGCCTGGCTTGCTTTAATACCACTGTTTGCCATTAAACCAATAGCAACCGCGCAATCCTCAGCGCTATATCCCAATGATCCAGCCACAGGTGCAACATACTTAAATGTTTCACCCATCATGGACACGTTAGTATTTGCATTTGACGATGCTGCTGCGAGTATATCCGCAAAATGCCCAGAGTCCGACGCTGCTAATCCAAAAGCAGTTAAGGCATCTGTTACAATATCACTTGTGGCTGCAAGACCTTCACCAGAAGCTGCTGCTAAGTTCATGATTCCATCGATACCACTAATCATATCTCTCGTTTTCCAACCAGCCATTGCCATGTATTGCATAGCGCTTGCTGCCTCTGTTGCGGAAAACTTTGTTGTGGCTCCCATTTCTTTGGCCTTATCTTTCAATTGTTCAAGTTCTTTCCCTGAAGCACCCGAAATAGCGGATACTTTAGACATACCTGCTTCAAAATCAGAGCCGACCTTAAACGCATAAGTGGACGCTGCACCAAATGAAGCTGTTACCGCTGCCATCGCAGCTGTCGCGGCACCCGCAACGCTTTTTAATCCGGAATTAAAACCGGACTCGTCAATTTTTGTATCAAAATTCAAATGGCCGTCTGCCATATTATCCTCCTTCCCAGATAACACGGCTCAACGGCTCACTAATGTTTCTCTAAATCTTAATCTCTATTTCTTTTTTGCATCCCTTACAGATTACAAAGATGCCATTGGCACGCGCCAGTCCGTCATAAATCAGGATCTTCTGTCCACAATGCGGGCATCTGTACCATTTTCTTTCATAAATTTTATTCATATCAAATCACCGAAGCAAATGCATCGCCAATTTCTTCATCTTCCATATCTCGACGTGGAATTGCGATTGACATTTGAGCCTTTCTGATCCTTGATTTTTCTTTTACATCTTTAATCTGTCCAATATCAACAGCACGAAGTTGCATACGTTGCTTTAACTCCGTGTCTGCATTCATACCACGGAATAAGGCCAAGAATTCCCACCAATGTAGGTATCCGATAGACAACAGCGATATCCCATAATTCTCCCGAAATCCAGATATAAAATAATCCTGGTCAAACTCAAAATCATAATTAGGAACAACTTTTTTACCTTTTTGGTCATCGTGATCTTTTAACTGCCCTGCTGCATAAAAGTCGCACAATGCATTAACAGCTTCTGCGATATCATCCGGATACTGTCCATTAAATAATCTCAAAATCTTCCGGATTTTCTGCTCATCGTCACCACTTTGTAAAGCAATATCATGGAACTCAATCCATCTTCGAAAATCCGTTTCAATTGGATATGCTCGTCCATTCACCTCAACAGATTTCGGATATTTCCCATATAGCTTCATTACCTGCTCCAATGTTTGTTTGGCTTATTCTGTCTACGCTGTGCGCGATTCTGCGGGTTTTTCGTAAACTGATTCGCATAATTTCTAAATTGAACACTTTGATTTCGAATGAACGGAATAAATTTGTTAAAATAGACTTCGCTACACAGTCTCATATTTCTTTTCCCTTCAAAAATCTTTTCCGCAGCACCCTCTCCAAAAATGGAATCAAAAAATTCATAATAGGCCTCGCAATGCAGTCGAATAGAGTCGCTCAGATTTACTTCTTTTGAAATTTCTTTTTCACGATTTGCCATCACATCCACCGCATTCTCAAAGCGTTTCGCTGTCTCATAATCTCCCATATCGAGTTCATAATCATTCCCGTTATAGGTCCATGTATAATCATTCTTCTGGCTCATAGGCTCACTCCTTTATCATTAATCCGTTGTATCTGCTGTAAAAGTCAGTGTCTGTGCATCGCCGTCAATTGTTGCTGTTCCAGTGATGCTTTCACCTTTTGTCTTAAAAGTTCCAGAATAAGTATAGGCATCTGTGCTGTCACCCTCAGAGTCTGGAATCACTGCAAAGCTCCGCTTTCTAGCTCCGTAGCTGCCCTCGGTCTTTTCATCCGTCAAGTCTACCAGAACAATTTCCCTGACCGCATCATTTCCGGTCAACTCGTTGTCTGTAATATTCACAATATCATCATGGACTGCATTGCCCTTGTACTGATCAAAAGCATAGCTCATCGACGGTGAATAGCCTGTTACATCTGACTCTTCAAAAGCCTCATCCACATACTGACGAGAATATTCTTTTGAATTCTTAGATGTGCTCATGCTCGTAAATCCTTTCATACGTGTGAAAGTCACGGTATTACCAGTTGATGCTGGAACACCGTAATATGCGACTTTCTGATGCCGCTTTACCAATTTTCCTTTAATCGCCATTTTATACCTCCTGCTCATAAATTAAGCGGCACTCTATACGATATTTCGCATTAATGCCATTCACATCGTACAGATAGCCGCTGTTTAAAGTTTCTAACGATATCGGGTTCTTTCCGCTTTCAAGCTTTGGAAATTTACCGATAAAATCTTGTTCTTCCAGCCATTCAGAAAATGACTGAAAAAAACAACTGTTTTCAATATTGATCCTTGCGTCCTGATCGTATTCCTCCTGACTGGTGAACGCGAACTGGAACTGTTTTTTCGCACCGCCATCCGTATAGCGCTGTATGATCGGATCGCACGGAAGAGGATCAATCGAATATCCCATCTCTTCCCCAATGTAGTCCACATTTACACGGCCATCCTGAAGAAATGGGCAAGTCAAAATAAACTCACGAATACTGTTAATGAGATTTGACATACTTCGCAGCTCCTTTCAAAATAGAATCCTTATGCCGGTTCTTCATTCTCTCAAACCAGTAAGACTTTTCCTTATGTTCGTAATACTGACGGCGGGCATACGGAGCAATCTGATTGATTTCTCCACTTCCAATCACAGTTCCAAGGGTGGCGGATTTAATAAGCACACCAGTGCGCCTTGGGGTTTCCGGATTCATCCGCCTGATACACTCTGAATCAACAAATGCTTGTGCATTTTCAAACCCTTTTTCCATACTTTGTTCGAATCCAGGGTTCCACTCAAGCTTTGCAGACACTTTTCCTCCACCTGATGATTGCGTATAAACCGTTCCTCTTGGTGTTTTAATCTCAAACTTCTTTTTCCCTTTTGCCATTATGCTCCCACTGCCTTTATATGCGGATTCCCGCCGAATGTATTGTAGTTGACAGATGTGACTCTTGTTTTTTCCAATCCATCAAGATCCTTTACGGTCTGCATATCTACAGTGCAATTCCCCCGCACAATATAATCATCCTTTTTCAAGGCAATGCTTGTATCCGGAATCCTGATCGTATAAACATCTGCACTTTTCAGTCCATCGGTAGTGAGAGAGGCTTTCTCGTTCTTATACCACCATGCCTCCGGAACGTAGACACGATTCCAAATATCAAGTCTGGAATCCGCATCATATTCTCGATTATAAATAGTGATATCCGCATTCGTCAGCATGTCCGCATCTAACCCTCCTATCTAAAAGACCAGTATTTGCCAGCCAATATCGAACAACTTCATTTGCCTTTCTACGGAAAAGCTCTTCCTTGCTTTCACCGTCTTTTCCCTGAACCACATAAGAAACGCTATAACCATCTGTATTTTCGCTTTTCTTCTCAATTCCAGTACCATTCTGTTGATTGAATACAGCATTATAAGCATCCGCCACAGCACATGCAGCATATTGTAGTTCCTCGCCTTGATACTTTTCAGAATGTCCCAACGTAATGTATTTAATGTATTGAGTTGCATGCAGAGAAGCAGCGGAAAAGTCCTCTTCTCCGATTTCTTTTCCACCATATTTTTCTACATAAAAATCATATTTGGCATAGATTTTCATAAACTACACCCTTTCTTACGCTCCCTGCTTTAAAATTGCAAAAGGACATCTCTTTGTCTTGTCTGTTTTCAATGAATTGATTGGATTTGGAATTTCCCATCCAAGACGCATAACTGCACGAAGTGCAACCATGTCATTCTGCATAAGGTTGTAAGCGATAGATCCGTCTGTATTCTGCACAACGCCCTCTGTAAAGAGTTTAAATGTGATATCCTGACGAATAGAGTATACAAGCTGTGAAAAATCTCCTGAAATCATAAGTGCCTTAGACTTATCAAAAGCACCATTATTCGGGAAATTCATTGGAGATCCATCCAATGCGTACTGTGTTGATCCCTGCAAATCAGACTTAAATAATGGGTCTCCATTTGTGTTTTTAAGACCTCTAAGTCTTGCTCTCATTGAAATATCTGCCATGTGACCGTTAACGAAATATCCGCAATCTTCAACCTTTGCAATTACACCATCTTCTGCCATAATCTTATCGTACAGATTATCAGTAGCTCCAAGTGTAACAACGGTTCCTGCGCTTGTAGCTGTAGTTACAACGTCATCTCTCCATGTAGATGGCTTGTTTACTCCAAAAAGTACAGCGCTGTCAATCACCTTACCAAATGCTTCTGTAATTCTTGGTCTTACTTCTGCCCAGATATCGTATTCCGAATCATCAAGCACAGCTTCCGGAATTGGCACAATAACTGCAATTTCTTCCGCTGTAATAAATTTCTTATCCCATGCCTGTTTTGTTGTCTGCTTCTGTCCGGTATCCTCATTCACAAAATAAGCGATTGGCAGCATATCAAGTACAGGCATTTTATACTGTCTACTTGTCATATTTGCCAATCTGCGCCCTCTCGATAATACAGCCGACTGTGTAATTGCTCCCTGAATGATTTCATTTGCTTCCTGAGTCGGAATTAAAGATTCCGCACCAGTACGGTCAATAATGTTCGCATCTAAGTCAAACATTCTTAAATCCATTTTTCTTTTTTTCATTCTCTCTTACCTCCATTATCTTCTAGCGGCAGCCCTGATTTTATCATTGATAGACATATTCATATTTCCACCTGACCCTTCTGAAGAAGATCCAGATGATGTAGATATGCGGTATGCATTTCCACCAACAAATCTCGGATTCTCTTTCAGATATTTCTCCGCTGCCTTTTCAAACGTTGTTTTATCATCAACAAGTTTCGAAACTTTGAACATAACATAATCAATATCTTCCGCTTTCACACCTTTGCCAGTCAAAATCTTTTCATTCTTCATCTGCTGAATCTCTTTATTCGCATCATCAAGATCCTGCTGCAATTGTGCAGCGTTTGGCTGACTTTCTCTCTGCTTAGACTTGAAATCATTGATTGCTGTCGTGATCTGTTCCTCTGTCATTCCCTGGCTTCTAAAGTAATTCGCTAATGCAGCTCTTTCGGCCTTAATTGCTCTTGCACTTGCGATCTCCTCTGCCTGTTCATAACTATATGTCGCCCCAGTGTTTGCGTTCTGGACACCGTCACCAGCCCCGGCATTTCCGCCCTGTCCACCAGAGCCAGCTCCTGCGCCGTCTTCAAAGAGCTGTAAATGCATTCTTTTTCTCATTTTCATCTACCTCCGTTTTGCCTCGACAGGCTCCCGAGCTTTTATTGTCTTCACGTTTTGGACATAATAAAAACACCCTGTTGGGTGCTTGATTACTGAAACTGTATGCAATTGTATTCGTTATTAATTTCTGTAAGTCCAAGGAACCATGAATCTACCAGAAGTTTCCCTCTGTCCGATAAATTTTCCCATTCTATTACAGCCATACCACTTGCGGTATCGATTGTAATGTTATCTTCTGTCAAATCTGTAAGTGAATTAATCAAATTGCACGTAAGCGCAGACACAGCTGTACAAGCGCGATCAATTCCATCTGGGCTTTTTCTCCCTGCGTGACCAAACATCCGAATACTACAATCCGTTATTTTGACTGTGATCACATTTCCATCCTCCTAAAACATGCTTCACATATTATTTAACCCATAACTGAGAGATGTTTAGATCACCGCCTTTCTACTGATAACCTCTTACCATCAAAGCAAATCGTATCTCCGATTTCCGCCGTCTCATCACCTATTTTCACCCCTTTCAATGTCATCGCTCCGTCTCGGATGACATATATGAATTTTACTGATGTATAGTTAATGCGGACAGATAGCCATTTAGGGGCCAGCATGTCCGCATCTTTATGTACTGTTCATCGTTTCATGAGTAGTCACCTCCGATTTTAAAAATGCGCATAAAAATACCACTCACTCCGAAGAATGAATGGTAACTATACGACTGCTTTCATTGCTCTGTCATATTCAACTTTCAATTTTCTTTTGAAATCCTCGATTTCCTCCGGTTTCATTCCGGGTTCTCCTAAAGCACACACATCCGGTGTCTCATCGTTAAGTATTTCCGTTGCTCTTGGTTGTTCCGCATACATTTCATCATAATGCACAATCAAAAGTCCTTCCAATTCACATGAAAAATCATAGATATCCTTCGGTGTATTTTCCAGGAAATCTTTGATATAATCCATTATTTTATTAAACACTTTCCCACACCTCCTTTGGATTTTTACGTCTTACTATAGAAACAATATCCCCTGTTTCTTTGTTTTTTACCACTACCAATTGACGTTCCGCGTCAAAATAAATCAGTTTCTTTTCTCCCTCTTTATATTTAAGAGGCCCCTTAATGAATTCCATCAGTTCCTTTTCTGTCACTTCCGGAGTTCCCGGTTTATTCATTCTATGTAATCGTCCGAGAGCATGCACGGACATGTATATTCCTTCTTTTTCAAATCTTGCATAAGCTCCCCTAGACTTTTGCTTAAACTCCGGAGACCAATCTTTCTTGTCAATTTCAGAATATGTATCAGCCTTTTTCTTCAAATCCTCAAATTTCTTAGGATTATTGTACTTCATCTGACGGAAGTCTGCAAGGCTTCCAACACCATCTCCAATAATGTTTTTATAGCGATAATACTGCTTCGTATCTTTATCTGCATTCTTTATCATCTCTGCAGTATATTTCGCATTCTGAAGCTTTGTATTTGTAGCAACTTTTCCACGCATATCGTAATAAATGCGTTCACGTTCTTCCTTTAACCCAATTTTCTTTGAAAACCTTGCGTATTCATTCAACTGACCTTGGTATTTTGCTTTTGCAATCATAATCTCATCCGGATCAGCCGCACCTTTCTGTAAAAGATGTACTTTTTCACGCTGTGCACGCATTGCAGTCTCCATTTGCCTTTGTCGTTGCTTGGCTTCATAGAGAGTGTATTCCTTTCCCTTAAACTCTTTTGGATTGTTTTCCTTGCGATTCTGCTCTTCCAGCCATTCGTCTGCCCAGTTTCTCTCAGATATGCCCGGTATGAACGGATATCGCTCATGGTAACAGTTAGCTCCTTCAAGCCCTGTAACAGTCCCAAGACCACAGACAGTAACAAGTTGCTCTCTGCTCCACACTTTTCCCTGCCAGACGGCATGTGTTGGACGCGCGCCGGCGTGCCATGCAATCTCAAAATAATCTGTGTGCAATTTCTCCGCATTGTAGTCAGATATATGCCCTGTCAACTGTGTAATTCCGGTCATGACAGCTCTTCTCGCGGCTACATCAATTCTATTCGCTCTACCAGAAGCATAGTCTATCTGTCGAAGACCGCTATTGGTAAGCTGCGTAACTACTCTTCGAAGTACACTGTTATAATCAAATGCACCAGACACAATATCCATGCACGCGGCATCCAGATACTTTGTATAAACCTCTGAGAGAGGTGTCATTACCCTTCGCCCATTTCCATAATCCAGATAAAAGCCAAGTGACTTTGTAATGCTATCCAGTTCTTCGCTGCTTTGACGGATCAGCGCCTCCGTAATCTGTTGGAGCTGCTTATTTTCTTCGAATGGGATATACTCTGCATTTATCTGCTCATAAATATCCTTATTGCGAACATATTCCCAGTTGATAACTTTATCGTACAATTCAAACATTTCCGGATAAGACGCATCCAATGTTTCCTTCAACATCTTTTCAATGTCCTCAGAAGAATTTCCAAGAATTTGAAGCCTGTTAATCTGCCAATCTGCAGTACCGGTTATCTCTCCAGTCTTTTTAATGCGACGGACAATATCCTGCATAATTCGCATCTCCAAATTTGAGAAGTTATTCTCGATCTTTCTGGATAGCTTTTCTTTGTATTCACGATTCATCTTATTCCATCACCTGATTTTGCTCTGGAAGATTCTTTTCGGCTTCTTTCAAAGTCTCTCCATACCATTTTGCTCGATACTCTGCATGGGTCATAATTCCAACGCTCATATCCTGCAAATCTCGTTTTCGTTCAGCATCCTTGTCCTCAATAATGGAATCATCAAAATCTATCACAATATCGCAATCCTGACTTAATGGATTGTGTAATACAATACCAAGACGAATAATAATACGTATCAGCTGCTTCAAAGCATCCTCTAAAATAATTTCATGCTTCTTAATCATACGGTACATATCAGAATTTTCTGAAATGACTTCTGTAGCTGTCTTAACACCAGAAGTTCCAAATTGATACCGTTCCGTTCCGAACCCACATTTCAATGATAAATAGTTCAAATCATCATTAATGGCTTTGCTGTGCTGTTCTGCACGGATATTCATGTCAATTTCCTTTAAAAGTCCATTCGCGCTTTTATCGTAATCTTCTGGAAGACTGTAAAACACGCTGTCATCCGGATCAAATACACGCGAACCATTTTCGTCAGTAAGCATTTCCGGAGCCACAAAGATTCGCTTTCTCCCGAGATCAAACTCATTGCAGTAGGAATCAAATTCTATGTCCAGCTTCTGTAAAACGTCAATGGAATTGGCAAATATCGCAACTCCCATAGGGTTACTATTATCCGCATTATTTGATATATTAAGCCGATCTATAACAAACTGTGGATCTGATGAACCTGTTTTTGTTTCTCTTACAAGCGTAGCGAATGGCTTCAGTTTTCTCCATTCTTCTTCTGAGAGTTCTGTTCCTGCATTATTTCCCTTTTCGCATCGAAGAACTGTATTTTCAATCACATATTCTTCGCTTTCGAGAAAGTGGTGCTGCACATGCACATATTTTTCCCCGGATACAGTATGTGGGAATGTAAATATGCATTCCGTCACATGTCCATTATCCCAGCTTACCGGATAAATGTTTTTTGCGTCCACGTAATTAATACCAATATTACCGCTAAGTACCTCGCCATTTTTGTCAATATCTACATCTTTCAGGTATGGAATATAGGCCACGGTTCCGGTATAAGCTTTTCGTTCCTGGTATTCATTCCCCATGACCAAGAACCTGTTTCTGTCAAGGACCATTTTTACAAATTCATCCGTCGTATCATCACTTAGTGTAATCGTTACACGTTCGTTCAATAACAGATCTGCGATATCCTCTGACAATTTTTTTGCCATACTCATGCTCTTTCGTCTGCATCGTCTGTAACTTCCGCGCCCAGTATGGACTTTGTAAAAGGTGAAATTCCGAACGTTAGAGTTATACCAGCTAATCCATTCATTTATTTTTCGATAAAAGGAATCTTCTACTGTATCAATTTTCTTTTTCTTAAAATAATTAAATATATTCATCGTCTATCACCTCTCTATCCAATGGATTTTCTATTATCTCTTCAATCTGATTTTCTCTTGGCAACCAATGTTTTATCTTATCCCATGCTCCCATCACAGCATAACGAATTGCATCCATACAATGATCATTTTCTTTTATCGGAACTTCCTTTCCTTTATCAATTGATTTCTTATCATACTCATAGGTGCCAAATTCTTGAATTGCATTTTCCTGCATAGGAGAAACGCTCATGATCTCAAATGCAAGTGTTTTCTGCACTCGACTGATTCCAAGTGCAACATCGTTTTCCGCATCCTTTAGAAATACCTGATAATTCATACCAATCCTAGTTGCCCTCTTCACTTCCTCTGCGAGTCCTTTTGCAGATGGATCCAGGAAGATATAAAACACTCTGTTGTCATATCTTTCGTGCAACTCATCCATAAATGTTACAAGATCAGCTGCATACTCCGACGGACTCTTTTGTTTTCCAGTTTCACGTCCACTGTGATAATACTCGTCAAGCCCCGTAAACTTTCTGCGGTATGTATCCAGCCCAAATGCCTGGAATGTTGTGGCATTCTGCTGTCCATAGTCACCGCCAATATAGATGCGATCATATCGTCTATCTGTTTCCGGCTTTTGTCTATGACGATCTCCGAACATGTAATAAATAAGCTCGTCCACTCCGACAGATTCCCCAAGCCATACCCAGCGGTACATCTTTGGATCTGCCGATTTCATAGCTTCTGCGGATGCAATCAGATCTTTGCCTAGCCACTTAACGGGAACGTCTCTATAGTCCGTATGGATATGAATACAATCAGCTCTTTTCTCCATCTTCTTACACCATTGATTAATCGGTGCATTCGGATTTTTCGGAGGGTTGTATAGATAAATCATCTGAAAGCCTTCGCTGTTTCCTCTAACAAAGGTAGCCTCGATGTTACTTAACTCATCCTCGCCTTCTCCGTCATCGAAAAACTCTGTAAGCTCATCCAGAATAACGAGTTTAATCGGCTTATCTTCATCAATGATACCTTTTGTATCGTCAATTCCATCTGACCCGGCAAAATACATTGTGGTTCCATATTTTTTGTATGTAATTTCCATTGGAGATTTTGTAATCCTAAACTTATACTTTGAAATCTGCAAACGATTGATGCCACGAAGCATCTCTTTGTATACTGTCTTACGAAGTTTGTTGTGATGTTTACGAAGCACTACAACAGAACCATGCGCATCGGATACCAACTGATAATCTGCTTTTATGGCAGCATAACTTGATTTCGTTCCAGCACGACCAGAGGTCAATATGATGTGTTTCACGGTCTTGTTATTGAATATCTTCAGATACTTCGGTATCACTATATCCGATATCCTCACCTGTTGGTGCGTCATTAATAATCGTCACTCCTTCATCCTCTTCGTTGCCGCTGCCGTAGCTTCGATGAATTCTTTCTGTATTCGCATTTAATTGATCTGTTCGGCTTCTCTGCTCTTCGTGATCCGCATCTGTCTTATCACTCTGCCCAGCATATTGCGCTACAAAATATGCAGCTTTTGTATTTCCTTTCATTGCCTCTTTGATTTGCGACAAAAGCATAGCCGATTCTAAAGTGCACTCTAATCCGAGTGATTCAAGAACCGGATTCCATTCTTCATTATCTATTTCAGCAGTAAGCAGCATATTAAGCGTCTTTCTGAAATCTGCTTTCCGTCGTCTCGACTCACCGCTTGCTTTACCACCTTTTCTTCCAAATTCTCGAGCTTCGCTCGGGCTTAAACGCTTTAAGTTTTCATCGTTGGCCACTTCACCACCTCTCGTTCCTGGTTATTGCATTATAAAAGACACCCTTTCGGATGTCTTAAACTTGTCTTCTTTTCACGTCTACCGCTTCTTTTCTTACATTGTGTCCCTGATTCTGATTCTCAGGTGTTGACTTCTGAGTAATGTTGTTGAACTTGTTTAGGTTCTTCTGCCTGTTCTGCTGCTCTTTCTGCTTTTTATTCATGCTATCACCTCATGAATAATATGCACAGAAGATATGGTTTTATGTATTAGAAAAGCACCACGAAGGGTGCTTTAAAATTTATTCATTCCAATATTCTCTAAAATTTATTTGTTTGTATAAAGTGTATAATTTTTCTTCATTCAACTCATTATATAATTTTTTAAAGTCCTGTTTTTCATAAAACTTTTCAAACATATGCTCTCTGCACTCTAATATAAGAAGCCTTCCTCCAATTACTCTTGATGCCAAACTTATTGCATGATAACATTCATTTAAAATCTGCTCTCCACTTAAATCTTCATTAGAGTATTCATCACAACGTCCCAATTGTCCAATCAAAAAAGCAGAAACCGATTTCATTGTATCTCTTCCAGGGAAGCTTCCAAGCATCTTTCTTCTTTTTTTTGAGCTTAATTCAGATATATCAACAGATCTTTGTGCTATCGTAAAATATGCTATGATAACAAATTCACCTTTTTCAAGTTTTTCTGCATCCAAACATAAATATGTTTTTCCAATATCTGATTTTTCATATGTAATCGCTTTATTCACTAAAAAGTTCTCTAAATCTTCTTCACGATGACAAGAGAACTTTTTAAATGCATTTTCAATTTTATTAATATCGTACCCTTTATTAATTATTTCTCCCAATGGTACAACCACATACTCTCTCACTTACTTAAGTGCTTTCTGAAGGACATCCTTCAGATCTTTTTCATGTTTTAAATTAGACTGGAAATTCTTCTTTAGTGTGGGAGCCACTTTACGCGTCATTTCCTTAACAAACCCAGTTGTTTTTTCATGTGTAACTTTGAATTCTTTTCCAAATGTTGATGTTGCCATGAATATTCACCCTCCTTCTTACTATTTGATGGGCGTACGTTTAAAAATGCGTATAACGAAACTCACATTTTATGTGTGCGTACAAAATGTGTGTTTCTATACTTTTATTTTATCCAAAATAAAATATATTTCAACCATTTTTTATTTTTTTATCATTTTAGCGACGAAAAATACACCCCGTTCCCAGGATGTATCTTTCGAATCATATTATCAAATTATAAAGAAGGAACATCAGTGAAGTAATCTATTCACTTTCGTCATCATAATAATAACATATCTAAAATATTAATGTTATTAATCTTTTACCAAATCAGAAATGATTTGCGAGATACGTCCCTGCGTGTATCCAAGTGTATACGCGACATCTGTTTGATTCATCCCTTCCAAATACACCATTTCCATTATCTGCCTTTCTACTCCTTCCGGTAAAGCATCAATAAACTGCTCCACTTCTGTAATTTCATCTAACAACTTCTGTTTCCGCTTTTCCTTCTCCTTAATCTTACCTTTGATTATAGTTGATTCTTTAGGTTCTTTCATGAGAACTGTTATATGCTCCTCTATGTATGGAAAATCATCAGAAGACTTAGTCACTTTTCCGGAAACATCAGGCACATTTTCCAATCTTTCATTCAATCGATTGATTTGCTTTTCAACCAAACCAATTTCTTGTTTATTCTTTTTGTACCGATCTAACAGCTCTTTTATCAAGCTTTTCCATCTCCTCTTCTACTTTCTCTCTAATTTTCCTTATAAGCTTTTTACCATCTAAGTCGGAATAAATTTCCATATCCTCAAGAAAAAATTGCTCACACTCATCGACTATTATTTGTGCAATATGATCATCCGGTTTTTTTCGCAACCTCTTTAATGCACACCGATAATCTTTCACAGCTTGATTTACAACAGCCGCACTAAGTCTTTCTATACACTCTTCGTAATAATCTATTTTTTCTCGTTTTCTCAACCTATCTCTCCTTTGTTGTATGTATTCAATCATGGAATACCTATTCATTTCCTGGCTCCTTATACGGTTCTGGAAGGGGCATCCATGCAATAACATCGATTTCTTCGTACAGATCATTCCATATGCATTGGCATCCATCGTCTATCTCATACTCAGAAATACCAATTTTCCCTCCGTCATATGTTATAAGTACCGGATCCGAAATCATGTAGTAATCTCCGTCACTATCCATTTCTTTGTGTAAATCTGGCAACCTTTCTTCCACCGGAATCCATCCAGTAAGTATCTTACCATCCATTATCTCTTCCGTAGTGAGACCAGTATCTTCATACTTTGCTAATCTATCAACCAACTCTTGCTTCTTATTTGGTGACCAATATCCAGATTTAATTCCATTGCTTCTCTCATGTGTTAATCTCTCCATCTCCGTTCTCCTTCGTTTGTTTTGTTTAAAACAAAGACAACTGATCCCTGTTATATTTGTTTCTCTTTGTCGTAATCCGGTCTCTATTTCCAATCCGCTTCACTCGTTCTCCCTGATTTAGATTATTCATATAGTAATCATCAACCTCCGGCGGAATCGGAAGGTACATCTCTTCCGGAAGCCGCATACCATACTTCTCGCATATTTCTGCAATCTGTCGTTTTGCATATATGATATGATTCCGCGTCAGGTTCATGTTGCATCCGTCCGACCAGAAAGGATCGTTACATCCATTTTGATTAATGTAATTCCAGTGACCTATCTCCCTGTTTATCTCTACACATAATTCCTTTAGTTCCTGCTCTGGTGTTTTCCTTTTCATGACATCACCTTCTAGAAGTCCTAAACTAATCCGCCGTCAATAAAATCAAACAATGTCGGCATTTCTTTCTCAGCTTCTACCTCTTTCAAATAGCCAACTCCATCGCGGAAATAGTCCGGATTCAATTCACATCCATAACCATATCGATTCATCTTTACCGCTGTCATTGGTACAGTCATAAGACCTCCAAATGGATCATATACCTTGTCTCCTTCGTTACTGTATCTGTTGATGATTCTTTCCACGATATCTAATTGCAGCGGACATACATGCATCTGTGCTCTTCTCCTGCTCTGCGTTGTATTCAGTGTCCTCATTCGGTTGATGTCGTCCCATACTTCCAAATTGTTCCAACTTCCAGGTGCCACTACCATGAAAATAGCTGGTAACTTTCCGTTTTCGTCTAACCTCTTCGCAAGTTCAACGTGTTCTTTGTAGTTATAAACATTTTCCCTGCTAAATTTTCTATAAGCCTTTTGAAGATTGTCAACGGATATATCTTCTAATTCCTCTTTAGAAACCAATCTATCACCACTACTACGCCAGTATGCGTGTGCGTCTATCTGCCATTGCGCCCTTGTGTAATCCTCTTTGCTTTTCGACACCGGCACATCTGCATAAGCGGTTGACCTGTCTGTTGGAAGTTTTCTGAAAAGAAGGATATATTCCGGGCAACCAACTCCCATTTTCGAACCGTCTTTGCACTGCTCCGTCCAACCTAAACGATAGGTCTGATTATTCTCTCTTACAACATCAGTAACGACCGTAATCATTCCAAAATATTGAAACCCATGTTTCATATAATGATTGATACATAACGCATGAAAAGGCTCAATAGTAGGCATACCGGTGCCAGTTGCATTTCCGAATAGTACCCTGTCTTTCACATGAATGGCTGCTACCCTTCCCGGTTTCAACACGCGCAATAATTCATGTGTCAGATAGTCCATCTGCTCAAAGAACCGTTCCGTATTCTTGTTGTGACCGAAATCATTATAGTTCGCGCTGTATTCGTAGTGATTTCCGAACGGAATTGATGTATGTATCAGATCTATGCTGTTGCTTTCCATTCTCCTTGTTTCTTCTACACAATCATCATGCACCGCTGTGTAACATTTCCCTTCTACTTTCACTGTTTTCACTCCCATCTTTCTTTTTAAACGATCTTCTTTTCCAACCTATGACAATCCGTATTTCTTTACGATCTCTATCATCTTTCCAACCATGTAATCATGATTTTTCCACTTTTCCAACAGTACTTCTTTTATCTTTCTCTCATTCTCCATATAGATGATATCGATAATCACCGGCTTATCCTGCAAAAATCGGTAGCACCTATGTACCGCCTGGATAAAATCATTAAACTCATAATCAATACCAAGAAAGATTTCCCTGTGACAATGCTTTTGAAAGTTACAACCGGATCCAGACAATGATTTCTTTGTTGCAAAAAGCCTTATCTTTCCCTCAGAGAAATCTATCACGCGCTTCTCTCTTTTCTCGTAGTCTTGTGAACCATAAATATCAACCGTTTCCGGCAATGCCTTTTTGATAGCGTGTCGCTCTGCTTCCTGGTCATGCCACAATACGAAATGTTCTTCCGGCTCACTTTCTACAATCTCTTTCATCTTTTTGACTCTGACATCAATACTGTTTCTCTTTACCTCAGTAGCTTCTTTTAATCCAGCTGCCGCGTCAGTAAATAATGTCATCTGCCCGTCTTTCTCTTCCGAATCCCCATAATTCACGGGTACCTCATGCCATCTCACTTCCAGCGGTGGTAATTCATATCCTTCATCGGAGTAATCCGCATTCAAATCAGATGGCTTTGTAATAAACAACGCCCAACTTGATACCCATAACCAGAACTCATCCTCCATATTTGGATATAACGTAAGATTGTTTGCTTTCGTGCTATCGCGTTGAAAAAACCTTGTAAGTGCCTGTCCGGTATCCATAACTTCCAGATATCCGGCATAATGAATCAGTTCTTTGTATCGGTTTGGTGATGGTGTGGCAGTTGCTACCAGCTTATAAGGCACGTTCCTAAATTTATCAAGAAATGTCTGATACGTCTTACTTCCAAAACTCCGGAGAACACTGGCTTCATCTAAGGAGGTCGCAGCAAAATAATCCGGTCGTATATCGCCATCCCTTACACGTTCATAATTTGTCAATACTATTTGGCTGCTGCAGGCTTCTACCTCAGCCATCGTCCGGCAATATTCCGTTTTTTCATATCCAAGAAGTTGCACAGCGTCCCGTGTAAACTCCTGTTTTACACCAAGTGGAAGAACAATCAACGCCCGTCCGTCCTCATGTTCCGCCGCCTGATGGCAAAATTCTATCTCCTGTATAGTCTTTCCAAGTCCGAAAGACTCAAATAGCGCTCTACGCCCGCCTCTAAGCGCCCACAGCACCGCGTCTTTCTGATGAGGTTTCAGCGCTTTATTGATCTTATCAAGCGGGCAATCAAAACCACTCTCTTGCGCTATTTCTATCTTCGTTTTTAAAAATTCTAAATAATCCATCTCTCTTAAAGGACTCCGACATGTCTTTCCCGGCCGGGGATTCGGTCTCCTTTCTTACATTTTTCCCTCAATAAATTGTGCAGCGCTTTCAAATCCGCCATCACGTAATACTTTTATAAGTTCCCTTATATCCGCCATCAGCTTCGCTTCTTCGCCTTTATAACATTCCTGACATTGCCTAACTCTGTCCACATCAATATGCATTCCAAACTCCTCGCGCAATTGTGTAGCATAGTCTTCCAATGTCACGTAATGCTGACCTAAGTAGTCAAAGTCCGTAGCATCCCTTGTCTTACGATCAAATGCAATCTCAAAATCTGTAAGTCTCTTTTTCCCAAAACCAAACACATCATGCAGCACAACCCCTGTGACAGTTTTGTAGGTGTTATGTAGATTTTGTACTAAGTAATCAAGTATCTCATCATAATCTTTCTGCGGAAGACCAATGGACACCCTGAAGAAACCTCGTTTCTTAATCTCTTCTTCCAGTGCCTCTACTCCGTCCTTTTTTGCAATACTCAGAGCGTATACCATGCCCTGCATCCGCCATTCAAACTCTTTACTTGGCTTGCTCATATTTATTTCTCCTCATACACAACTACATATTCTTTCCGGTTCTTCGTATCCCCTTCTACCGGCCTATAATCAATACTGACCTTATATCCGGCCTTGATCAGAAGCGTTGCAAGTGCAAGTCTGTCATCATCATTCCATTTGGCCGATCCGCCTCTAATACATTTAATTACACCACCCATGTTCTTTCCTCCTCAATAATCCAACTATACCATTAACTATTAAGCAAATCTCTTGTAAGACTGTCCATGTCATAATCTCGCTCTTCAAAATTACGGAATTTGCTGTTGCTGGATTCGGCGGCTCTCCCATTATCCTGCCTCTCTTTCCTCGACCAGTTCCTTAACGTGGCCTTCCAGTCCTTCATTTTGTTCTTTCCTACCATCCACCCATTCGATGTGTAGTAATCAATAAATCTATCAACATCAACGTTTAACTTCTTCTCACAGCAGTAAGAAATTAATTCCTGGTGTGAGGGCGGTACAAAGCGGGACGCTTTTTCTTTTGATGCGTTAGCATCTTTCTTTATAACATTTACATTTACATTTTCATTAACATTTACATTGGGTTCTTGTTTGGTTTCGATAGGTTTTGTGTTGGTTTCTGTTTGGTTATCATTTGGTTTATTTTCGGTTTTAGGTCTACCACCTTTGGTTCCATTTATATATTTTTTGTTATTCGTATCTATCTGAGGTTTTACTAACTCAAACACAGTTCTTTCAATTCCTTCTGTCTGAGGTTCTATTTCATTTAATGCATACTCAGCGATACAAGTAATGCAATTTTTGAAATCTTCTGCCCCTAGCCTTTTTATTGATTCATAAAAGCTACGATAAAATACAAAACTATCCCTCATTAATACCACACTCCAATCGCCTGTGTTCGTATGCGATCTTCATGCATTCTACCTTTACACACAAACTTTCTATTCTTACCATTTCTTTATTCATATATGACTTATATTCCATATCATCTATAAGCCTTCCTGGTATTATTCTATAATATCCATTCATTCCAGCTATGATTAAATCTCCATTCATGTTTGCATTTTCTATCAGTCTCCGAAAATGTCTGTCCACACTTGAGTTATCCGGTCTGCAAACCGCATTATTTCCTCCATCTCCAATCCTGTCAAACATAGACTGCGCTATATCTTTTGCGTTCAAAGTTCCTCCTTTCTCCACCTGCCTCTTGCAGGTGGATGTACTACGATATCTCGAAGTTACTGTGTGATATACTCTTTGTAGAGGTACTTAGTTACTCTATAGCCTAGACTTACCAAATTCTTCTATAAACTCCTCTCGCGTTCCATAGTGTTCCTCGTAATAAGTCTGTGCCATCTGTTTTAATGTGAGATCAACATCCCACTTTTGTTTCCTAAAATGAACCCCGTTCGGATGCAAATCAGGCCGCAATGGAATAATAAATCCCCTTTTCTCTGATTTGCTTTTATATGCCCCTCCAAAAATATGATGTCTTTCGACTACATTTGTGCCGGTATAAAAACAATGATCCATGTCATCAGTAAATACACTCCATAATTTTTTAGACATCTATGTTATACCTTTCTTTTAAAATCCTTTTTTCGTCAGGTGTGGCAATTTCAGAATCTGAGATCCCTATTTCTTTTGCATCAGAAATAGTTCCTTCGATAAGTTTTGCCATTTCTGCAGAATTAAACGTATGACTGCCTCTCATAAGCCTGTACACACGATACAGATTTCCATCATCTAACTCTTTTACTGCAGAAGTCGCAGACAAATGAATATCTTCTCTCTCTGATACATCAATGTCTTCGCGAATTATTAAATGAACCAAACTGTCATTTTCTATTTCGTACTGTCCATACTTTGACAAAAGCAGATTTTTAATAGCTGGTTTAGAACTACCAACCTTGTTTGCAATTTTGCCGACAAGCACATGAAAATATGCATTTGCATTCAGGCTTCTTTTTGCTCTGTATGGCTTTATCTCAAGCTTTAGCTTTTCGCAATCTTTAAGTTCGTCATAAGTTTCTCTGAAGTCTTCATTCGGCTCGAATATTATTGACAAACGCCTTGTTTTAAAATCAATGATTGGTTCTTTTAATCTTCCGGTAAATTCCACTAATCATCACCATACCTCGCCTTAATTGCAACAAGCATGTTTGCAGCATCTTTTTCTGTAAGCTGCTCCCAAGTTTTTCCATTCATCGACACCCAGGCATCTCCATCTATTCCATGACTAATACACAGATCTCTAATTGTTTTTATCTTTGCTTTTGATGCTAATTTTTCTAATGACGATGGAATTTCTAAATCTTTTCCAACCTCTTCTTGTACCCAGAGATCGAATCCAAGACCAGTATTGAGCGCCACGCACTTTACAAAAGCTCTACACATACTGTTCCATACTCGTTGCTGATTCAAAGAATTGTCCTTAACTGGATTCGAACCGTTTAATACTGGAGTTTGCATATAGTATGTTTTGTCATCAATAACAACTTTGATCTTTGTTTCATAGCACCTATTCGCAATACCATTCTTATCAGCAAAAACCTGATCACTCATAATCAAACTGCTTCCATTTGCAGCCGGAACAGGTTCGAAATAAACAACCTCTGCTCCATATTGATGCAATAAATCAACGCATTTGGCCCAATTCAAATAATCGATTCCATCTCTTTTTTTGCAATAAGGCTTTACATCTATTTTTCTCATTTCATTCCACGATTTAAGCATTACTCATTTACCTCAGCTTCATATCTCCAGTCTCCCGAATAAAACCAGTCGACCACATCTTGTGCAAAATAGGAAAAACTTTTAAAGCATGTAAGAGACCCATAATAAAATCTTGAATTGAACCCATTCACAAACTCATCAAATAAATTCTCATCTTTACGGATCTCTTCCATCGCATACCCGAAAGCTTCTTCATCAAGTATTTGCTTACCTTTTTCTGTATTTATTCCAATCCACATTTAACATTTTCTCCTTTTCGTTTTCAAACAACCGCTATCATTTCATGCACTGCTGATTGACTGTTTCTCCATCTTCCTCAATTCCTAATATTGCAGCTATTATTGTTTCAGATGGAAATTTTGTAACTGAAAGATATCTTGCAACAGCCGATATTAGTGAAGGTGCCTCTTCCCCATCTGAAATTTCATCCCAATTAACTCTGTATTTTTTCATCTACTCTTCCTCCGAAAATTTATATTCCATCAGATCAGCGAGCATCAGATACTCTTTAGCAGTTTTGCTTTCTCCATGAGTCTCTTTGACTTTCTCCCTAAATTCTGGAAGCGTCCCTAAGAAACAACCACATTTAACAGCTACTTCTTTCTCTTTTGTTCTGAAAAATGTAGTGCTGCGATAGTATGAGCCGAAACCTCTTACCGTTGCATAATCGGCATTTCCGCACACCTTGGCATTTCCGCACACCTCGGCATTTCCGTACACCTTGGCATTTCCGTACACCTTGGCATCTCCGCACACAAAGGCATTTCCACACACATCGGCATTTCCGTACACCTTGGCATTTCCGTACACCTCGGCATTTCCGCACACCTTGGCATCTCCGTACACCTCGGCATCTCCGCACACATCGGCATTTCCGTACACCTTGGCATTTCCGTACACCTCGGCATTTCCGTACACCTCGGCATCTCCGCACACATCGGCATTTCCGTACACCTCGGCATCTCCGCACACATCGGCATTTCCGTACACCTTGGCATTTCCGTACACCTCGGCATTTCCGCACACAAAGGCATTTTCGTACACCTCGGCATCTCCGCACACAAAGGCATTTCCGCACACCTTGGCATTTCCGTACACATCGGCATTTCCGTACACCTCGGCATCTCCGCACACATCGGCATTTCCGTACACCTCGGCATCTCCGCACACCTTGGCATTTCCGTATACCCAAGCCTTTCCGTCATGGGAAAGATTTTCTTCCTTTTCTATATATCCACCAAACTCTCCAGCTTTTACATTTCCAAATCCTACGATCGCCTTGATTCTAAATAACTTTCTTCCCAAAAATGTGATAAATTCATTCGTAAGTTCATATTTTTTCATTTGACATTCCCTCCGTTTTGTTTAATAATAAAATTGATTATTTTCTTGAGTGCTCTTGGCTTGCCAGCCTTAATATGAGCACTCTTTTTTATGCGAAAAATATCGCAAACCAGATGATACACGTTGATAAGCCGCCAAGTGCAGCAGCATACTTTTCACTAAGCTCCTCTTCTCGCCGCATCTGTTTCATTGATTTTTCAATCATCATTTTGTGATTCTTCGTCATATTACACCTCCTCGAATGCGTATTTTAATGCAAGTCGCGCATACGCATTTGCTTTATCCTGCTTGTCCAACGATTACCGCTTACGCGGTTTTCTCGATCTTATATTTGATTTCCACTTTCTCCTGCTCTGCAAGTATATCTAGCAGAGCTTTGATAATTTTTTCCATATCTAAATTCACAAACACCACCTCTCTAATGCTTATGTGTTACTGTTTGTACTTGTTTCCTCAAACTGCTTATTCCGAAGTAATCTGCAACCCTTTTAATATGTCTTGTCTTTTTCTTCCATCTCTCCTATACTTTAGATACAAGCGTCTGCCAATGCCGAGTACAAAAGAAAGGAGAAAACTATATGCGCTTAAACATAGACTGTGTCCGAGATATCTTGGTCTCTGTAGCCGATAATTTGAATCCTGATGAATATGGAGATACCTCGCCCATCGATCCATTGATATTTGCTCATGAAAACTTATCGCAATATCCGCAAAATGAGGTTTTATATTGGATCCGTCAATTAATGGATTCAAGAATAATAATTCCCGGAAAAAAATACGTTTCAGAGCCTTTGCCACAAATTGCCGACTTATCTATATCTGGATATCAATTTATTGATTCTGTAAAAAAGGATTCTATTTGGAATAAAGTCAAACCTAAATTATTGGAAATTTCCATCAGTTCCCTCTCTGTTCTTATCCAAAAGGGAATTGAGATTGGCATTACTTCTATTGGGTAAAATAGTAACATCCATTAAAAGAGTCAGTGTCGCAACATCACTGCCTTCTGGATGGTCCAGGTTGTACGACATGACACCTTTTAATGTATTCCCGTCCAGACTTACGCCTTTTTCATTAATCTCAACTTTATGAAGCTTCATATATCTCACCTCCTACACCGTATTCTCTTCTTTCTTATCTTCTCCCAGTTTCTTCTTCCACTTTCGATTCATATAAGCCATACTGTCTGCCTTTTCAACAAGGATCTCCTTGTCCTCATCGTCCATG